AACTGGAATTTACCCCTACTTCTGATTTCGATGGAGATGTGGATGACGTTGTTGTAAAGCAGGTTCCTATTCCAATTACGCCTGCTGCATCTGGTACCTCAAATGATATGGTGCTCACTCAGGCTAATACCGGTACCTACTGGCTGGAATTGACAGCGAATCAGGTTGCCATCGCTGGCAGACACAAATTGACCGCATTCATCTCCGGCGCCCTGATTGTCTGGGAAGAGTTCATGGTAGTAGAGGAAGGAATCTTTGATGCAAATTTTGTTGCTGGTAGTGTCCCCTACGACGCATACATGGGACCGCGTGGGCCTGGGGTCTATCTAAACGACGCGGCGGCGAATACGGCTACCGTAAATGGTGTTGATGGAACAGTGGGCAACCCTGTCTCTACCATCGCCGCAGCTAAGACTCTTGCCGACAGCATGAGCCTTGACCGGATTTACCTCGTCAATGATTCCCTTATTACACTCGCTGCCACAATGGAGAATTATGAATTTGTTGGTATCGGGGCAGGCAACCAAGTTACTTTAGGTTCCGAGGATGTTGACAACTCAGAGTTCTTCTTCCTTAGCGTAACTGGTACGCAAGGTGGAACAGGTCTAATCATGTTAGAGGGATGTGCACTGACAGGATTAGCGGCACTAGAATGCTTCGCTCAGAATTGTTCACTGACAGGCAATAATACCCTTCGTGCATCAACAAACACAATCTTTGACCAGTGTAAGAGCGCGGTAGCGGGCGCCTCCACACCAGAAATAACCTTTCCTGGCTCAGGCACGACCAATCTGTCGTTCCGCCATTATTCAGGGGGCTTGCAACTTAATAGTGGCACCACCAATGACACCGTAAGTTACGAAAGTGACGGGCAGCTCATCATAGATGCTACCTGTACGAGCCTTGTTGTAGTCGTCCGTGGCAATTGCTCAATCACAGACAACGGCACAACGACCGTTCTCACCGAAGACGCGGCGGTCACTCGGTCGGTTGTCGCCGACTCAGTGTGGGACGAAATTCTCACCGGAGCCACCCACAACATCGCAACCTCTGCTGGTCGTCGCCTACGAGGAATTCAGGAGTTCCAAGGTTACGAGAATGGCGCAATTTGGATTGACACAGTTGACGGTACGGCAGGGACGACCGATTTCGAGAATGGAACGGTTGAAAAGCCTGTAAATAGTATTGCCGATGCGAACACACTGGCTACCTCACTCAAAATCGAGCGGTTTGAAATCGCACCTGGTAGTTCTATAACCTTCGCAGCTTCACAGAACAATCAAACATTCATGGGGCACAACTGGACACTTGCACTAGGCGGACGAGACATTGCGGGAAGTGGAATCTTTGGTGCGACGGTTTCTGGTGCTGCATCCGGCACTGGTACACTTCAGATATTCGACAAGTGTATCTTAAACGCCACGTCACACATCAAAGGAACCCACCTCGTAGAGTGTGGTATTGCGGGAACACAGACAATCGTCGAAGCAGGGGATTTCTTCACCGACCGCTGTCACTCCGCAATCGCGGGAACCGCCACACCAGTGTGGGACTTCGGTGGTGCATTAGCCGCCTCCAATCTCAGCTTCCGAAACTACAGTGGTGGGATCGAGATTCAGAACATGGGCGCGGGGGCTGGCTCCTACACTATGTCGCTTGAAGGGCGTGGGCAACTCATTATCAACGCGAACTGCTCTGCGACTTCTACCGTGGCGATTCGCGGACTCTTCACCGTGACTGACAACGCTGGTGGCGCTGTCACTCTATCCGACGCGGCCCGTTTTGACACAGCGCAGGATTTGACAGTTGGAACAGTTTCTACGGCCGCGATCTCCTCCACTTCTTTTGGTGCTGGAGCTGTTGATGCTGCGGCGATTGCCGCTGATGCCATCGGGAGTTCCGAATTGGCTGCCAGTGCCGTGAACGAAATTGTTGACCAGATGTGGAATGAAACCCGCACCGACCACGCGACCGCCGGAACCTTTGGGGAAAGTTTTCAAGGTGTGGTGAACGGAGCCGCCGAAGCCGGAACGTTGTCCACTACTCAGATGACTACCGACCTTTCGGAAGCAACGGACGAGCATTTTAATGGCCGCACAGTTATTTGGATAACGGGCGTTTTGGCAGGACAAGCTTCGGATATTACTGCGTATCTTGGATCAACCGGAAGACTCACCTACACGGCGGTCACTGAGGCTCCGAGCGCGACCGACAGGTTTTTTATAATCTAATGCCAGTAGATGCAACCAGAGTCACGGTACTCAGTGCGTGGGGTGGTTACATGCCGCCGCAGTCGTTCTCTGCGAAGACTGAGGCAGAGGTTGTTGTGACGAATGTGACCCACCAGCAACTCAGAGCATGGAGAGCAGGTTTGTGGCTGCTCTTGTTTGAATCCAGCCGGAGGATTTTGGAATGGGCAAACTCTTAATGTGGATTGGGCGGTTTCTATTCCGTCTGATTGGCTATCGCGTGATCATCATCCCGAAGAATTTCGAGTTGGTTTTGCCAGCGGCGAAGAAGCTGATGATTGCCTTAGAGAAGAAAGGGCCGTCGGACGAATGGCGGCGCCACCAAGCTTATGCTGCCTTGATTAAGATTTTCCCGAAGGTGAATACACGCACCCTCGACTTTGCTATCTCAGTTGCGCTTTGGAGTTGAAATGGCAGGACGATTTCCAAGCCGAGCAAAGGCGCGAAAGATTCTCAGTGACAAAGAGATTCGCGGAAAGCGACTGACCGAGAGACAGCGTGGCCTGTTCGGTCTGATTGCTTCGGGAAAGAGGCCGACAAAGCTGAGAGATCGCGCCCGGCGAACGGCGCTGGCGAGGAAGAGGTGAACGAAAAACAACAGAAGGTCTTTGAGAAAATGCAAAAACTAACAATCAAGCACAACATCGCTTGCGCGGCTTTCTGGAGAAAATATGCAGAACTTGGAAAAGACCCTGCGAAAAAGAAACGGTTCCTGGACTTGGCGGAATCATACGAGAACGACAACTTAACAGTTTCACTCAAAGATGCTTGACCCGCGACAACTCGTAGTTCTCGATACCTGGCTGAGAGATCGGCAGCGGGCGAGGACTGACCTGTTCTGGCTGTTGACGGAAGTGCTCCAGTACCGCGACATTGAGCACAAAGTCCACAGCCCGATCATAGAGCACCTACAGAAGTTCCCCGGCGGCACCGACTATGTGAACAAGTTCAGCGGGAAGTTCTTGAAGTACGAACCGAAGGTTGACCTGTGGCATCTCGAAGGGCCACGGAAGCGGTTGATTCTCTATCCACGCGGACACCTGAAAACCACGATTATCACAATCGGGCATTCAATCCAGTGGATTCTAAACTACGTTGACATTCGTATAATGGTTTCTTCCGCTACCGGCGAACAGGTGAAGAAGGTCATCACGGAGATGAAGGCTCACTTCCAGTACAACAACAACTTCTGGTTTCTGTTTCCTGAGTATTGCCCCGAACGGAGAAAGGCGGGAGATTTTGGGACTCAGGAAGCCTTCACTATTCCTTGTCGAAAGCGCAAGTGGCTGAAAGAGCAAACTGTTTCCACTTGTTCGGTAGGAAAGGTCATTGCCGGCGCCCACATGGAAGTCCACAAACATTCCGACTTGGTGGACAAGGAGAACATCCGAACTCCAGACCAGATTCGTACTGTGCGTGACCACTACCGTTACATGGGACCGCTGCTGGAACGCGGGCCGATTCCTCCGCACCACGGCTGGGAAGACATAGAAGGAACTCGCTATGATTTCTCCGATATGTACGGCACTGAAGTTATTGACAAGGAAGAGAAGTTGCCAGAGCGCAAGCGGCTATGGTCCATCTTGATTGGTTCCGCTGAAAATGACAATGAGTGGGGTCAAGGTTCAACGATGTGGCCGACTCGGTGGCCCTGGAGCGAGTTAGCAATAGAAAAACATAAGATGGGCGATGTACTTTATGCCGCTCAATATCTCAATAATCCAATCCCCGACGCTGGGGGCCTAGCTACACGCGAGGAGATCAAGTTCATTCCGCGAGAGATCGTGCGCCGGATTCCTCTGCGAGTCCACTGCACCATTGACCTGCACGGGATGGAGCAGGGAGCAAGGAACGATTTCACCGTCTTCAATGTCACTGGATTCGACCGGGATGCGCGGGCCTATATGCTCGACCTGCGCCATGCAAGGTTCACTCCATTTGAAGTGATCGACAACATCTTCCACATCTTCGACAAGTGGAAGTGCGACTTCAAGATTGAGAAGGATGCTCACGCACGCGTGCTGCTTCCGTTTCTGACCCGCGAGATGTCAAAGCGTGGGAAGTATCCCATCATCATCCCGATCCATCGGGATACGCGGGTTTCCAAGAAGCAGCGGATTTGGGGTTTGCAGGCGTGGTTCAAGGGCGGAATTATTCGATTCTGCGAAGACTTGGACTGCCGGTTGGAACTGACCCAAGAGGTTCTTCGTTTCTCGCAGAGTTCCAGCTACCACGATGACATTCTGGATACAATGGCCGACCAGATGCAGAACCGGGAAGGGGGTGTGACTTCTGACCTCTATCCCGACGAAGCGAAGGGCGAGAACGTCCCTGAGTACACACTTTCCCGTGCATTCAAAGGATTTGACCCAATCACTAAGGCAGCGAGATTTCTAGGCGACAAGGAAACACCAGCGAGTGAGTGGTTCCATCCGGGGACCGGCCTATGAACATTGTTTTCCACACAGACGTAGCAACCCTGCGGGAGGGGAAGGTTGGTCCGCCAACCAGAGTTGTATGTACGGAGTGCGGAAAAGAACTCAAACTTTGTACGAATCTGAGCCACAACCATCTGAGTTGTGAGAAGTGTGAGTGTGATGAGACACTGCGACAGTTGTGACCGTGATGTGAACATGGAAGATTGGTGCATCTACTTTTCAATGTGTTGGGAATGTTTTCATAAAGCCAAAGCAAAACACGATGCGACTAAACTCTAATGGCGATTTACATATTTCCAGATCAGGGAGATGACCTATATGCGTTGAGACGGAAAGTTGGTATCTATCTCGAATTTCCAGAACACAAACTTCCGAGCGCGGAGGAGTTGAAAGTTAAGTTACTAGAAGAAGTTGACGAAATAATCGAACAATGGAACACAACAACAGCGCCAACGAACCTCTAACGGATAAAGAGAAGCAGCGCGTCCATTCGCCTACCGATAGGTGGACGGATCAGTTTGCTCAGAAAACTGTAGTGCAGGACTTCAGCAAAGCCTCGAATTATATGGCGCAGAACCATTACCCCAGATACAGGAATGCCGACGAACTATATCTAGCTTGGGTAGGGCGAAAATTCTGGCCCGGGACTCGGATTGATCGTTCCAATCTGGGAGTATTTACAGCACTCACACAGATCGAGTCTCTTCTGCCACGGATGATGTCCACACTCTTTGCCGACGCTCCTGGGTGGTTCTACGCCGATGCGTTGCCTGGGACTGACGCGGAAGATGCCCGCCTTGTGCGGGAATTGATGATCGAGCAGATGCGGCAGTCTCGTATCCGAGAGGTCTTTCGGCAGGCGTTCAAGAGTGCCTTCCTCTACGGTAACGGAATCATTGAACTAGGAATGCTCTACGAGGAAATTCAGCGACCGTTTTTCCGAGTGGACTTCATTCCACAGACTAGACGGGTTCGCCTGCCATTCTTAGGCGGAATAACCGTCAACCTTCCAACCGGAGAAAAGAAGCGGCGCATCACGGAAGAAACTCGCCAAGAGATAATCAATCGTCCATTTGCCAAGTCGGTTTCTATCAAAGATTTCTTCATTGATCCCAACTGTCCCTCTCCACGGGTACAAGACGCACGCTATGCCGGCAAAAAGGTTTTTATGACCGTGGATGAACTAGACAGGTTACGAGATCAACCTGGATTCAAGATTCCACCGAAACTCCAACTCATTCTGATGTCAGAGAAGAAACCGACTACAGAGGGGGACAGGACAAAACAAAGCACGGAAGATATTAGAGGGAATATCTGGAACTCAGCTCAGGATACCTCCATTGATCCAGGATCGAAGCGCATAGAAGTGTTGGGCTACTGGACAAAAGAACGGCATGTTTGGGTGCTTAATCGGGAACATACAGCCTACAACATCCCGAATCCGGTTGGAATCATTCCATACTTCGATGTTTTCTACACTGACGTTTTAGATCGTTTCCACGGCCTTGCTGTGACCGATATTGTCGAACCAGATCAGCGGTTGATGCAGGGGATTATCAATGCCCGCATAGACGAACTAGCTCTTTCCATTCACAAAGCCACGATTAAGCGTAGAGGAACACCAGTACCAGCCTATCAACGCCGGATATACCCTGGTCGCTGGCTTGAGATTGATGGTGAACCTGGGAAAGACATAGTTCGAGAAGAAGTTCAGAACATTACTCAAGCGGCGTATCTTGAGGTTGACTTGGCTGAGCGTCGGTCTTCGCGTTCTACTGGTGTCACCGATCTAGCTGTTTTGGGAACTCCCGCCGGCCGATTTGGCAACTCTGCTTCTCGTACCGCAGCCGGGATCAATACCCAGGCGCAGGCTTCTGCTTCGCGCCACGGCTATCTGGTCGAGAACAACGAAGACACCGTAGTAGAACCGCTGCTCGACACATGGCATAAGTTCAACACGCTGTTTCTTGATCCCGATCAAGTTCAAGAAATCGTAGCGACGAACAAAGACATTCTTCAGATTGAACCAGTGCGAATCAAGAATGCTCGTGTAAGATTCGCCATGCGAGCATCTTCCAAACTACAGGCGCGTGCGAACCTGATACAAGCCTTGCCTATAATTTTCGGGACAGTGCTGAGTCCTGCTTTTCTGGAAATGCTGGCGCGGCAGCAGGGAAAGACTGTGAACATAGAGGAAGTGAACAGTATGGTTCTTGACGCTACCAACTACCGGCCGAAGAAGGGATTGTTCCGTGATTTGACCGAGCAGGAACAGCAGCAGATGAATCAGCAGCCGCCAGAGGAACAGACTCGTATGCAGATGCAGCGGGAACGGCTCCAAGCACAAGGAACAATGCAACGGGAGAAGTTCGACGCTGATCTTGAACAGTTAGTGACAGAGAAGATTTTGGAAGTGATTGCTCAGCAGCAAACAGAGACAACGGAAGGTGAAGCCTAGTGGCCGAGGAACTGACCTTTGAGCAAATGGAGAGAGAGGAGCAACATGAAGATTTTCTTGCAGAGAAGTATGCCGAACTGAAGGACTTGCCAGGGTGGAACCTGTTTTTGTCCCGGTTGGGTGAGTGGGTAACTAGAGCCGAAGAAAGACTATACAGAAATGAATCGTCAGACCCACAAATAGTTTATGGATTTTGGTTAGCTTGGAAGGAAAGAAAGAAATTATTGAACTCAATCTCCGTCGAAGTTGATGAACTTGTTAGCGAATTCAAACAACGCAAGCAAGCTGATCTGGAGTTTCTAAAGAGCAAAGTGCTGCAACCGAGACAGGCTTTCAAATAACACGAACTCTAAACAAGGAGAAACGACAGTGGCCGAAGATACCAAAACCAAGGAAGTGACCCCCAAGGAAGTTACGCAGGCGATGGAAGAAACCACAACCAGCGAAGAAGTGGTGTTGAAGACGAAGGGCGGCGAAGTCTTCAAGGGAAAGAGTTGGGAAGAGGTCGCACAAAAAGCGGCGCAGGCAAAGGAAGATACCGGAACTGCGCTTCGTGACCGGGAAGGACAAATTCGCACCCACGAATCCACCATTGCCGATTTGCAGAGAGCGACTGAAGCAAGGCGCGAAACCACCAAGACATCAACCTCGCCGCAGTTCAACAACCAAAGATTCATCAACCAACTCGACACCGATGGACCGGAAGCGATTGCCTCTGCCCTCGCTCATGCGCTTGGGTATGAGAATACGGACGAACTGAGAAGTGATTTCAAAGGAATACAGGAGGCCACCGAAAGTTACAAAGAGAACTATCACATCGCGGTTTTCTCTCAGCGTTGCCCGGACTATCCCGGTGGGGAAAAGGCTTCTGCTGCGCTCATGCAGGGATTGAAAGATCGAGGAGTGGACTTCAACGCCGACAACTTGGAAAGTGGCTGGAACCAAATGAAGCGGTCGGGAGACTTCAAGCCGCTGGAAATCGGCGGGCAAGAAACAACCACCACAGCTAGAACTACCGCACCCACCCACCTGGAAGGGACTCGCGGTGCAGGCGGAGGGGGAATGAATGAAGACGAAGAAATGATGGAGAAATTTGGCAACATGACTGTCGAACAACAGGAAGCGTTTATGAAGTCGCCGGAGTATCAAGCACTGGTCGAACGAACCCAGAAACAGTGACCGACATCTTTTTCTGCCCTACGCCGGAAGAGGCCATGAACGACATACGGCTTGGCTTCTTGATGACATGCATCGCCCGTTGGGAGAATGAGCCGGACATCACGCTCAAGCAGATCGACCCGACCATCAAGAGTTACCAAGTGATGCGGCGGGTTCTGGCAGATGAACGGGCAACTACCAAAATCTACGTCTGCGCGGACGATGATTGCTTACCAGAAACTCTCCCATTTGTTCGCAGAGCGGTAGAGATCATGGAGAAATATCCGCAGTATGGGATTCTGTCGCTCTGGCCGAACAATTCCACCTTGAATCCCTGGACGCCGGAACCAGAAGAAGCCGCAAAGATATGCGTGGGCGGGACTGTCCACCAGGACGACTATGTGATGGAACATGTCAGTTGTGGAGGAATCAGGTTTTGCCGCCGAGGGATTCTGAAGCATTGGCCGGCGGCTCATGGAAAGACCTACGACAGCGAACACTGTGCAGGGCTGAGAGCGGTTGGTTATCGAGTGGGGTATTTCCGGGAAATCTTCTTCAACCATCTTGGCAGGGGCTACTCCACAGTTTGGAAGGAAGCATGAAGTACGACATTATTATTGCGACGAACGGGGAGACAGAATTGAGTGAGAAATGTTTCCACTCAGTAAGACATAACTCAATCGACTGGCGGATTATCTGGATTGATAACGACCGCTATCCAGCCCCAGAATTGATTGATGATTTGTCAAATAACGTGACCTACGTTCGCCCGCCTGAAAACATCGGTTACACCAAAGCCATGAACGTAGGCTTGGCTTTGTCCACCGCTCCGTTTGTTGTCCTGCTAAACGACGATACGGAAGTCACTGATGGATGGCTGGAAGGGCTGGAGGAAGGATTTCTCTTTTCTAGGAGAGTAGCGGCTGTGGCTCCCATCACCAACAACCAGCGCCAGGGCCAGGGGAGAAAAACACCGAATCAGGGTATTTTTGAGATCATTCCCAAAGAGATCAAAGCCGGCTGGGGCATTGACGTACAACTTTCCTCTTTCTGTCTCATGTTGAGTCGGGAAGCCATCGTTGAAATTGGCTACTTGGATGAGAGATTTTCTCCAGGATTCGGAGATGATGATGACTGGCTTTATCGCGCCCACCTGAAGAACTGGAGATTGATTCTGCAAACCGATGTTCTGGTCAAGCATGTGGGATCAGCTACTTGGTCAACAGAGAAACGGGCTGAGTTACAGAGCCGAAATGTTCAACTTCTAAAGAAGAAATACGGAGGATAGAATGAGATTCCTGGTAACTGGCGGTCAAGGATTTATCGGCTCTGCGCTGGTTGGTCGGCTGGTGAGCGACGGACACAGAGTAACCATTTTTGACCGATACTGTACGAGGATGTTGGTGGAACCAGGACGAACGAATTTCTACTTGGGAGACATACGCGACCATAACGCGGTTGAAGATGCCATATCTCAGCACGATGGCGTTTTCCACTTGGCGGCGCTACTAGGAACGGCTGAGACGGTCAACGCACCACGCGAAAGCATTGACACCAATATCCAGGGAGCCATCAATGTTTTCGAGGGTTGCCGCATTCACAAGAAACCCTGCGTCCAGATTGCGACCGCCAGTTTCTTATGGAATAACACCTACGCCATCACTAAGCATTGCGCTGAGCGGTTTGCCTTCATGTACGGAAAGGAGTTCGGAGTAAAGATCGCGGTTGTCCAGGCCGCTAATGTCTATGGCCCCTACCAGAAAGCGCGACCAGTGCGAAAGGCTGTTCCCAGCTTTATCACTAGGGCGCTGAGAGGCGACCCCATCGAAATCTTTTTCGACGGCAAGCAGATACTTGACCTGATCTACATCGATGACGTAGCAGAGATTCTAGTTCGGGCTATGACGATGGATCACGGCCTCCATAACTTTTTGTTTGAAGCAGGAACGGGCGAGAGCGTCACCGCGATCCAGTTGGCCGAACTCATCAAGAAAGTCAGCGGGTCGAAATCTGAAATCCGATACCTGCCCGGTCGAGCTGGAGAACCACCCCATTCGCTGACCAAGGCCGACCCGTCAACACTGACTCCGCTCAACTGGAAACAGTCTGATTTCACTCCCCTGGAAGAAGGAATCCGCAAGACGGTTGAGTGGTATCGGAAGAACCCGTTTTACGTCGAACCCTTGCAAAATGTTGACAGCGGGTGTAAAGTAGAAGTAGGAAGCTGATCTGCTTCCAAGTAGTACCTCCCCAACGGGGCGATCTTCCCCAACGGGAAGGGCAAAGGGGCTGAAAAGCCCTGATTGGTTCGCCTGAGCCGATCTGCTCTGACCGAACCTCAAGCAAACAACAAATTGCGTGACTAAGTTTTTGCGCGAGGTGTAACTTGGCTTATCAACCGGCAGCCGTAACCACAACTGCTGCTGGCATTAACCACATGCCAGCGGCGCACTACAAAAAGCGCGGCCTGGACAAACTCAAAAAGAAGTTCCGGTTCCTGAGCATCACCGAACCGGACGATATGCCACGTCGGTCGGGCAAGACTGTCCAATGGTTCCGCTATGCACTACTGGCTGCTGACATCACGCCATCTTCAGAAGGGACGGTTGGAACTTCGGAAGACCTCACCAACAGCATCATCACTGCCACGGTTGAGGAATACTCCAACTTCATCACCACCTCCAGCCTAGCGCGGGAAACCTTCATTGACGATCCGATTCTGGAGAGCGTGGATTCGCTCAGTTACCAAGCTGGAATCACCGTGGATACTCTGGCACGCAACGAGTTCGATGCTGGAACAGGTGTCACGATTGCAACCCTAGCCGGCGCAGCTAGTGGTGCTGATATTCGGCGCGTTACCACTATTCTCGAATCCAACGATGTTCAACCGAGAGATGGGGATGAGTTCATGGGAATCATCCACTCTTTCATTCTCTACGACCTGATGAGCGACAACACCGCCGGCGGGTTCTTGGAGATGGCGAAGTATGCCAACACAGGCCTTCTTACCATGAACGGTGAACGGGGCAAAATAGGCGGATGCCGCCTGATTGTCTCCACCAACGTCACTACTTCGGGCACTGCTCCGAACGTACTCTACAACACTTACATCGCCGGTAAGGGCGGAGTTGGGCATGTTGGCTTGTCTGGTTCCGGGCCATCCAAGGTTGTCGATCCGAGAAAGGAAACTTTCGCCATCAACGTCATCCCTGGAAAGCCGCAGCTCGCCGACCCGGAAGGAATGATTGGGGGAGCGGTGAGTTATCGCTTCGTGCAGACGATGGTGAACTTGGACACCACAACCCCACGCTATCGAATTCTCCAAGCTGACGCATCACTGGTTTAGGGAGAGAGCAATGCCGAATGCTAACACTTTTGCACGAGCTTCTGGTGTAGGCACCAACACCGGCCAGGGCGTAAGCAGTGGGGCCAACTTTCAGTTCGCAGACAGTGACGGAACCCGGCTTCGCCTGCGCTTGAAAGCCGGAACAGTCAACCGGAGCCGGTCCTTTAGGGTAAAAGCTGGGGGGCGGGTTACTACCAGTGCTGCGGCAGGGACATTCCTCGTAACTCTTTACCACGGCGACTCGGCGACAATTGGCTCCAACACCATCATCGAGGCCAGCACTGCGAGGGAAGTAGCCACTGGCGATGCTGCTTGGTACATCGAAGCAATCCTCCAGACTGATGCTTCTGAGCAAGACTTGCACGGCAAGGGCTGGAGCATTGTCAACTCCCTGTTGGATGCCGAAGCCGTTCTGGACAACATCCCAACCAGCGTTGATCCTGCGGCTGAAATTGCCTTCACCGTGGTTGGAAACTTTGAAGAAGCGGATGCCGACCAACTCGCTATCTGTGACCAATTTGAGGCCGAGGCCCTGTAGGAGGAAAAAATGCCAGCAGGCTCAGTTGCATTACTGCCTTATACGGAACTGGTTGTAGCCAGCACTACGGCAGCCGCTACAGCAAATTCCGCCACCCTGGATGCTCGCTGGAGTCAGCTTGACGACATCCGCCTCATTCTCGACTGCACGGCGGCATCGGGAACCTCTCCCACATTGGATGTGGCATTTCAGATTACACCCGACGACGGAACGACTTTTTACAGCATCATGCGCTTTGCTCAAGTGACTGCTGTGGCAATTCGCCAACTTGAATTCTCCACCCGAAGGCACGCCGGACAAGCGGCCAGTGAAGCCGCTGTAGCCGATACCGGGGGAGCCTTGGCGGTCAATGGCGTTTTGTCAAAGAAGGTTCGGTTTCGGTGGACTATCACTGCCACAACCCCCTCTTTCACTTTTCGCATTTGGGTGGTTGGGAGACAGTCCAGCGGCGGTCTGTACTGAGAAGTGTGAGATGACATGCTCGGCGCGAAGGACATCCTTGGGCCGTTGGCCTCGAAGGAGCAAAGGATTCGTTATGAGGGAACGGTTGAGAAAACGCAAGCGTTATCCTCCGCTGCTTTAACCGAAGAAATCGGAAAGGCTTCCGCTACCACCGCCAAAGACGGCGAGATTGACGTAACCAACACCCTGGCCCAACTAGGTCGCCCTCTCACAACTCAACAGTTCATTCAGCGGGTCAAGAAACTGAATGGGAACCTCGTCTTTGAAAAGAGCAATTCAGACGAAACCAAGATGGGCGTGTACGTCATGGCCTATCAACGGGACAACCTCACGCAGTCGTTGAGGCGCAAGAAGCAATTCATCTGCGGGATGGAGAACGGCTACATGCCGGAACGCTCGGTGCGGCATTGGGAACCAGACAAGATTCCCGATCCAGACCTCAGAGGGGGCTGGAAGATTGTCAAGAAGTTCACCCGTGAGACTCGCGGCTGGCGGACTGTTTTAGCTCGACTGGTTCGGCAACGGCTCGTAACCAAAACACAGGTTGAAAAGTATTTCCCGCCAATTGGAGATTCCTTCAATTGGCAGGCATTAACATCGTAGGAGGCAATATGTTCAAGAAGGAGAACACAGAAGGTAGGGAAGAAGTCTCTCTCGGACCGGAACAACTCCAGCAGTTTATGAAGACTGTCCTTGAGGCAACGGCTAAGGACAACCGTGAGATGTTCCTTGAGGCCATCAAAGAACTGAAGAAGCCCACGCCGGAACAACAGGAACAGATTGACCAGCAAAGGTTGATCCGTGAACGCAAGAAGCAACTGATGATCCTGCTTGCCAAAGATGAGGAAAAGGGCAAACGAAACCGGCGGGAGCGGTGCAGCCACCTAAAACCCAACGGCAAGATTGCTATTGGGGGGCAGATTCACGCCGATGGTCTGGTTCATCCTCTGTGCGTCAAATGCCAGACCGAATTTCAGCCCTTCAAGCCCACAGCCGAGATGATGCGGTCAGGCGTAAGTCTGATGAATAGGGGATTGACGCCGGACTTCTTCAAGGTGAAGGAACCGATTCCACGGCCTGAGCCGGAGGTTACTACTGTCTAGTGGCTTTCACATATTCACCGAACGACGCCATCGACTTGGTGCGGAAGTTCGTCCACGACATCCCTGTGACGGCGGTGGATTCTCAGGTAGCCGATCAGATCAGTTCGATCATCTACCGCGCCTACCCTTGGCGCTGGACGCTGAATCAAATCTCCCCCTCAATCTCTCTGGAGGATGACACCCAGAAGTATGACTCACCCACCAACATCATGCGTCTGTATCGGGCGCGGCTTCAGAGAACGGACACCACCAGGAACCGGTTCAGGGAATTGACCCCGACCAGCTTTTTGCCTGAGACGACTGACCGACTCAATTGGGACGGGATTCAATTCATTAGCTTGGAAGAAGCTACGGGACAACTCTGGCTCGACTATCGGGCAAACATCACCAGCCCCGTGGCGGTGCAGATTGACGGAGAGTTTCAAGTCAACCCAACCAAGATCACCGACTCCAATCTGACTACAAACTACTGGTCGCCCGACCACTACTTCGATGTTCATGTGGAAGGCATAAAATGGAAGTTCTACCAGTTGGCCGATGATCCACGGGCGGGAACTGTCCAGATAGTGAACCACAATAAAATCTACACCGGCCAGTTGGGAATCTTCCGAGAAGCCTTGCTCGATATGAGGGCGCAGGAAGACGTTGGAGATGCTTTGTCTTTCGAGTTTCCCGATCAACCACTGGGTAATGTGAGAGACACCAACCCAGCTTTTTCGAGGTTCTGAACTTTGCCAACCTTTAATGCGAACACGCTGCCTGCTTCAACCGGATTTGATCTAGGCTCTGCCGCCCAACGTTGGGATGCGTTTCTTCAAGACCTCAACCTAACCGGCAATATCACCGCACCTAACTGGAATTCTAGTTTGATTGATGTGAGCGGAACGGCTGTGGGGGCTGGGATAACAAGGGGTGCCCATATTTTGATTCGGGGTGCCAGTGATTGGAGTGAGGTAGGTGGCGCTGGAACGAACCTAGTGGCAATTACAGCAGGAACCGCCCGTAGCGACAATGGCGATTCTAATCAGGGGCCGTACTTGCTCTACGTGGATACGGGAGGCAAGGATGTAGTTGGCCTTCTCATTAGTCACATCACCACTGGAATAGACGCAGCCGGACTAGCGGTGAATACGATCAATCCTGGGGATGCCATCTTTACCCAGAACGTCGGCACCAACGATAGTGGTGGCACACCTACGGGACTTTTGGCGTGGCTTGGGAATACGACTACCCATACGGGTACGGGAGATGCTATCAAGGCTCAACATCACGCTACGGGTAACGCTCTTACAGTTCAGGCTGGTACGGGATACTTGGGGCCGAGAGCCAACCAAGGTTTGTTCTTCCTGGACTATGGGCAGGCGGATGGTGATGCCTTTCGGATGAACAACAATGTCGGAGGCTCAACGGCGGGGCACGACATCAACATTTCGGATTCAGCCAAGACCTCTGGACACATCTTCAACATCTCCCATCAGACCTCCACCATGACGGGGAATCTACTTGCTGTCAACCTGGGCGCTGGTGGGGGCGATTTCACAGGAAAGTTCATTGATTTTAAGAAGAACGCCGCCCTGAGACTAGAGGTAGACGACAGTGGAAATCTCCTAGCGGCTGGGACACTGGCCCCACAGAATACCGCTGCCAAATTGTACTCAGGAAGCGCGACGCCTGAAGCTGCTGTTACCGCTGACATAGGCTCCCTCTTCATGCGTACCGATGGTGGTGCTAATACAAGTATTTATATTAAGGAGAGTGGTTCCGGCAATACCGGATGGGTGGCGAAATGAAAGAGGCAATCGAAATGATCGCATATTTGCTCCGTGCTTGCCAGGAGAAAGACAGAATTATCGAAGAACTTCGAGCCAAAATTTCTCAACAACGCCCAAAACAACAGGTTAAAGATGAAAAAACCCCCAAAGACAAATCCAAAACCTGAGCCGAATTGTCCCGACTACGAGTTGTGGAAGAAACTGGGATATTCAATGGGTAACTAGAACGTGCCGTTGGCTTCCCAACTCGACCACCGATTCATTTCCAATCCTGCCTTGCCGTATGATGTGCGAGGGAATCCCATCAGTAGGGAACCCGTCTATGTCGGCGGAGAGAATGTTTTGACCTCCGACCGAGAGTTTGCCGAGCGGCGACCTGGATTCGGCGAGTTTGAAAGTTCCGCCACGACATTCACTGGAACTATTCGGCGGTCGTTTGTGTGGAGGCGCTGGGCAGCGAGTTTCTATGTGATGGCGAATGAAGTCACGGCCACTTCCAGCATCGTCTATAAATTGGAGGTCGGCACCGACGCCAGTTTCTCCGCCATCCATACTGATTCTACTTCAACCGAACCGTTTGATTTCATTGTCTCGAACAACCACCTGTTTTTCGGCAACGGCACCGACATGCAGAAGTGGGATGGAACAACAGTTACCAAGTGGGGGATCACTGCGCCCGCGGCAGCGCCCACGGTGGCGACCTCTGGAACGGGAATCACACTCGTAAGTGGTCGAAAGTACCGTTATACCTATGGGAACGCTTCCACGGGCCACCAATCGTCTCCTAGTGACGTTTCGGCCTCCACAGGGGCGATTACCAACAAACAGGTGGATGTGACGGTGGTGGCGTCCTCAGACGGTCAGGTGGACGAAATCCACATCTACGGGACTACGGATGGGGGTGGGGGAATCTATTTCGAGATCACAGGTTCTCCTTTTGCCAATGCTTCCACCAGCTACCCCGACACAACCGAAGATGCCGACCTTTCCAGCACCGTGGCCCCAGAAGAGACGATCAACGACCGGCCCCCCGGCGCCAAAGGTTTTGTCTGGTGGAACAACCGCATCTGGATGTTCGACAACAACCGGGTCTGGTACACCGGCTGGGAAGAGATTGTCACCGGAGTAGAGGAAGAATCGCTTCCCAGCGGGTTGGCAGGAAACTTTTGGGATTTTGAGAGCGAAGTGACAGGGATAAGTAAGAGTCCCGAAGCACTATTGGTTTTTACCGGCGGTGGAAACATTCACCGGATCGAAGGCGACACACGGGACACCTTCAGCCGGAAGTTCTTTCTCAGTAGGCTCAGTACGAGAGAGCACGCCACGATTGTAACAATGGGCCGTCTAACTGCTTGGCTCGACATTTCAGACAGCGTGTATATCACTGATGGTTTTCAGGCGCAGGAGATCGCAACAGACATTCTTCCCGATTTAGCTGGAATTGATCACGCGCAAGCATCTATGGAAATTCACAACGATGGACAGAGAAAGTGGTTAATGCTTCTGGATGGCGGGAAGTCTAAGCTCCGCGTCTATGACTTTGAAACCGAACAGTGGATGCCGCCCTGGACAGTAGGGGGTAGGGCGATTCACAGCGGCGAGACAAGTGTGGGGGCTTTCGATCTGCTGGTTGGTCATACCTCGTCCAAGGTGCTTAAACTGACTCCCACGACCTATCAGGACAATGGCAGCAACTACACCGCCCATCTGGTCACAAGCGCATCGGACATCACCACGGGAGAAAATGCCGGCCATCTGGGGGCGCTGGAATATGTCTCTATTGAGAGAAACTCCATAGCTCTGAGCAACGTCCGAGCCATGACAGACGACGATCCAATCACCGGAACCTTTGTTGCCAGAGATGATCTGGTGCCTTCTCCTTTGCGTGTTCAGGGAACCAATCTGCTAGAGGATTGGGCCTACTTCCGCAAGCCAGCAGCTCGTCGGGCAGCGGTGCGATTTGATTGGGCGGGTGCCAATTCCAACTTCAAACTGTTTTCATTCGATTTCGCCCATAAGGTGATGCAGTAATGCCGTTCAAAGACATCGCGCTTGGTGGTGCGGTCAATCCAAAGCAACCGTCTCGCTTTCAGCCTACTTTGGCTCCACGCGAAACCAGCGTTGGCCCACGCCTAAAACGGCTGGAAGGTTTCAACGCAAAGTACATCCGTCGAGGCGGAGTTCCAATTCTGGAGTTGCCGGAACGCGCGATCCTGTCCACTTATACGTTGAGTATTCAACCACTGAGTGCGACCGATGCAGGCTCAGATGCCACTATCAACGTCGCAACCTTCAAAATCTTCTGGCCTGACAAGCCGGATGGGATTCAGTATCGTCCCTTCAGCATCCCAAATCTGGAATACGAAACCACTTACCGAGTCTATATAGATAATCCACTACGCAACGGAGTGGTAGATCATTGTCATCGCGGCGCCCTTCCAGATGCTACACGCCAGAACCAGATTACACGCCACGACACAGAAGGCCGGATTTCCTTGGGAAACATCCTTACTCCCGCAGCGGCTGCAGGCGATACTGGAGGTACTGGCGGAGGCGGAGGAGCTGGCGGAGGCGGAGGAGCTGGCGGAGGAGCAGGCAGTGGAGGTCTATTACCCTACTAGCACATGGTAAGGCGATACGCCCATCTTCTACTAGCATGGTAAAATTGAGGTAGGCGCATGAAACGAAGCGGCATATGGATTCGGCTGATGGACAGCAAGACCGAAGTGCCGCTCTATCAGGATTGGGCCATGAAGGCTACGAACAATCTCTACGATCCCCAGGTGGCCGGGTATCCCTGCACCGAGGTTCTGG